AAACACATCAGAAGGTCGTGGAACACGCGACGAATACAGGTATGATTCTGCTCGCTCTAGCGTGAGCTAGTGGGTAGGATAGAATCACTAGAAGGTAAAAGCATTGCTTTAGTCGGACTTGGCATATCTCAAGTTGATTTTGCAATAGGTTTACAAAACGGTAGAACTTGGGATGAAATATGGTGCATCAACTCAGCTGCATCTACTTATCCAGCAGATCGTATATTTATGTTAGACCCAGCAAGTAGATTTTTTGATAGCAATGATGCTGGTAAACAAACATCTGTTATGTGTAGGGTTTTGGAACAAACTCAGACACCAGTATATACATGCGAACTAGACCCACGCATAAACAACCCGGTTCTTTATCCAGTAGAAGAAGTCTGTAACGCAACAAAATGTGCATACTTAAATAACACAGTGGCTTATGCAATAGCTTTTGCTTTATTTAATAAAGTCGGCAGACTAGATCTTTTTGGTATAGATTTTTCATACAAAGAAAACATGCACTTTGCAGAGGCAGGTAGAGCTTGTGTTGAGTTTTGGATTAGTAAGTGTATGAGTGAGGATATACTAATTGGTATTAGTGGTAGGTCTACAGTATTAGATAGCAACGTTCCTGCTACAGAAAAATTATATGGTTTTCATAGATTAGATAAACCATTAGTAGCAGTACCACATGAAGGCAAGTTTATTATTGGCCCTTATCAAGAAATAAATAAACAACTTGAACAATATGGTTTAAAGATAGACGAGGATGTGGTTCCACCAGAACCATACAAAGGATGAGTGTTGAAAGCGATTTTACTTTAGGCAAGGTTGGTGTAACTACCACTGAGGGTAAAGGCCATGATGCAGAGTTTTGGGCAGCTCAAGCAACTAAGAAAATATGTGACATTTCAGACAGCGCACCAGATCATATTAAACAGCAGGCTTTGGCTTTTCAAAACCAAGTTTATACTGTAATCTTATATACTATAAAAAATGCAATAAAGTCACAGAACACGACTTATGCTAATTTATTAGAAAAACAAGGCCACAGCGACATGGCTAAAATATTGAAGGAGCTATAATGGCAATAACATCAGCAATTTGTACGAGTTTCAAACAAGAGTTACTCGTAGGCACTCATAATTTTACAGCTACTAGCGGCAACTCATTCAAGCTAGCTTTATATACAAGCTCAGCTACTTTGGGTGCAGGCACAACAGCATTTACCACAACAGGCCAAGCGTCTGGCACAAACTATACATCTGGTGGATCAGCGTTGACTAACGTTACACCTACCACATCTGGAACTACAGCTTTTTGTGATTTTGCAGATTTAACGTTTAGTAACGCTACAGTAACGGCTAGAGGTTGTTTAATTTATAATGATACAAACTCTGATAAGGCAGTATGCGCTATTGATTTTGGTGGTGATAAGACTTCTACAGCAGGCGATTTTACAATCGTTTTTCCTAGTGCTACAGCGACAGGCGCAATCATTAGGTTAGCATAGATGTCGCACCATGCCGCTATCAAAGTTAAATTTTAAGCCTGGGATAAATAAAGAAGAAACCGATTACTCAAACGAAGGTGGCTGGGTAGACGGCGACAAGATTAGGTTTCGTAAAGGTCGCGTAGAAAAAATAGGCGGCTGGGAAAAACTCTCATCTAACAATATCGACGGTTCAGCAAGAGCTTTGCACTCTTGGATTTCTTTGGGTGGACAAAAATATCTTGGCATAGGTACAACCAATAAATATTACATAGAACTGGGCGGTAATTACAACGATATAACACCTGTTCGAAAAACAAGCACTAATACTATTACATTTGCAAAAAAAGAAGATGGATCACCAATAATTACAGTAACAGACAGTAGTCATGGCGCTGTAAACGGTGACTTTGTTACTTTTTCTGGCGCAGTAAGTTTGGGCGGTAATGTTACTGCGGCTGTGCTAAACCAAGAATATCAAATAAGCGTGGTTACAGGCACTAATACTTACGAAATTAGTGCAAAAGATACAAGCGGTACAACTGTAAATGCAAATTCAAGCGATTCTGGTAATGGTGGTTCAGGAGTAGATGGAGTATATCTTCTTAACTCTGGATTAGATGTTTTTGTACAATCAACAGGTTGGGGTGTTGACACATGGGGTTCAGGATCTTGGGGTTCATCAACAGCTTTATCAGAGACAAACCAACTACGTTTATGGACACATGACAATTACGGTGAGGACTTAATTATTAACCCCCGAGCTGGTGGAATATTTAGATGGGTAGAAAACAACGGATTATCGACAAGAGCAGTAGATTTAGCTACTACAAGCGGTGCAAACTTGGTGCCAACAAAGGCATTGCAAGTAATAACTTCTGAGACTGACAGGCATTTAATAGTGTTGGGAGCTGATCCTATAAGCGGTAGTTCAAGAACAGGCACACTTGATCCTATGTTGATTGCGTTTAGCGATCAAGAAAATCCATTAGAGTTTGAGCCACTATCTACAAACACAGCAGGATCTTTAAGATTATCGTCTGGCTCATCAATCATAGGTGGCTTAAAAGCTAGACAAGAGGTATTAATATGGACTGACACTTCTTTGTATTCTATGAACTTTATTGGCCCGCCACTTACTTTTGCACTTAATTTAATAAACGAGGGTGCTGGCCTCATTGGTCCTAAAGCAGCTGCAAACTCTCCAAAAGGAGTGTTTTACATGTCAAAAAAAGGTTTTTATTTTTACAATGGTGCAGTACAAAAATTACCCTGTAGCGTGCAAGACTATGTATTTTCAGATTTAGATGAGGGCCAGGCTTTTAAATGTTTTGCTGGTTTAAATGAAGAGTTTTCAGAGGTTTGGTTTTTTTATCCATCCTTAACAGATAACGAAACAGAAATATCTAGATATGTAATTTATAATTATGAAGAAAACTCATGGAGTATAGGTACGCTCGAGAGATATAGTTGGCTTTCTGCGGGTGTGTTTGACAAGCCATTTGCAGGAGGTGAAGAAAGTACGACCAAGCGCATATATGAACATGAAGTTGGGTTTAACAATGACGAAAGTGCTATGGATGGTGTTTTTGTAGAGTCTGCTGATATAGATATTTCGGATGGTGATAGTTTTGTTTTTTTAAAAAAAATACTGCCAGACATATTATTTGTAAATCAAATAGGCACTAGCCAAAACCCAGCTGTCAATGTTGTAGTAAAACGTCGCGATTTTAATAACTCAACGCTTGCAACCGATTCAACTACACAAATAACTTCAAGCTCTACTTTTGGTTCTTTGCGAACAAGAGCAAGACAGTTTGTTCTGCGGTTTGAATCAGATGATGATAATACTGATGTTGACAGAAAAAATTATAAATGGAGACTTGGTAGCACACGTGTAGAAGTACAACCGTCTGGACGTAAATAATGAGCAAATTGTTACCCACACAGTTGCCACTAGCAGATGGCGACACAGTTTCAGCTGACACATTTAACCGACTTGTAAGAATATTAGAAATAAACCTAGGATCAGTTGATCCAGATAGCATAAAATCGTTTAACTCCACAGACATTAGCGAGTTGCAATTTGCTACAGGTGCTATTATATTTAACTCAACGACAGAGGTTCACCAAGCCTTTGATGGCACACAGTTTAGAAACCTGTATGAACATCAAACTTATCCGACTGGTGTCTCTGCAACAATTAGTATAGGAGCTGTAACAGTAAGTACACCATGACAAGCAAAAGACTACAAAAAAGAATAGATAGGCTTACTCGAAAACGAGACGCACAATCTGTTGGTATGACGGCTCCACAACCAGAAATGGATCAAAGAGCACTTATGATGGTTGAGGATGCAAAACGTGCTGCAACAGCACCTAGATTGATTGATGGTTCGCCTTTGCCTGAAGGCATGGTACCAGGTATCAGAAAAACTATGGAGTTTAGAGACGTAAATCAAAACGGTATTGAAGATAGATCAGAAGGAATTTACATGCGAAGAGATTTAGTACCTGAAAGTAGTTTGCCTACCATGACGCCTGCACAAAGAGCATATCAAGACAGGTTTTTTGTTGGTCCAAATGACGGTTTTACAAACATGGACCCAGGCTTTGGGATGTCATTTGATGATATATCATCAGAGGACAAAGAAACTTTAAATGCAATGTTACAAAGAGCAGAACAAGTATCAGCAGCTCCATTAGGACAAATTGCTCAAGAGTTAGCAATGCAAGGTGAAGGCGATGATACTCAGTTAGCTCACTTACGACCAGGTGAAGTGGTATTGCCACCAGAGTTTTTTGAGGATGAAAAGTTTGAAAGCGCTGTAGAGAGTAAATTTAATGAACTAGGTTTAAATCCAGAGGAGGCTATAGTAGGTACAGGTATAGCTAGCCTTAATCCAGTTACAGGATTAGAACAATTTGGTTTTTTCAAAAAGATAGGCAAAGCACTTAAGAAAGTGGCTAAGAAAATTGCACCTGTCGCAGGCCCTTTAGCTAATTTTATACCTGGTGTTGGTCCAGTATTAGCTGGTGCTATTGGCGCTGCAACAAACGTTGCTGCTGGTAAAGGACTAAAAGGAGCCATTACAGGAGGTTTATCTGGTTTTGGAACAGGTAAATTATTTAGTGGTGTTGGTAGTCTTGGTAGTGTTGGTGGCAAACTTGTAGGAAAAGGTGGATTTAGTCAACTTGGCACACTAGACAAATTTAGAGCTTTGGGTAGTGGGTTGCGTTCTGGTAATTTAGCAAGCACATTCTTTAATCCAGCAACAGGTGATAAAGGTATTTTCGGTGGACAGTTTGGTCCAAACTTAAGACGTGGGATTGGTAGCTTTACTGGTTTGGGTCAACAAACTACAAACGATGTTATAGGCACTTTAGATGGTCAACCAATTACCAAAGCTGATTATGCAAACTTAACTACAGAACAGATCATGCAAATACAACCATTTACTCCCTCAACACAACAAGGTGGTGGTAATTTAATTAGTAGGATTTTTGGTGGAGGCCAACAACAAGTCGGTGGAGGTCTGTTGGGCGGCGGAGGTTTGTTGGGCGGTGGTCTCGGTGACGCCCTAAAATTAGGTGGCATTGGTGCCTTAGCAGCTGGTTTGGGTAAGTTAGCTTACGAAGATGCACAAAAACAAAAAGGGGTTCCTCTAACACCACTTACAACCATGAGTCCTACAGGCAGATACAACATTGAGGCTGAGATAGCTAGAAGAATGGGACAGGCAGAGCCTAATCCTGTAGAGTTTGGTTTACTACCAGCAGGCACATTACCAGAGTTATCTGGTGGTAAGCCTCAAGGCATGATGTATGGTGGTGGAGTTATGGCTTTTGCTCAAGGCGGAGCTGTACAAATGCAAGAGGGTGGTGAAATGGATCAGAGCATGTTTCCTAGAATGGACGGTGATATAAATGGTCCGGGCACAGAAACCAGCGATGATATACCTGCTATGTTGAGTGATGGTGAATTTGTTATGACAGGAAGAGCTGTAAGAGGCGCTGGTTCATACGAAATGCAAGCAGACCCCAACGGTATTATAAGTCTTACACCAACCTTAGAAGAGGACAGAGAGCGAGGCATGAATCTTATGTATAAAATGATGGACACCTTTGCAGGTAAGGCTACGGCGTCATAATGTCATTATTAAGAAGAGTCATAGAGCAAATAAAACCTAATAGGGTTCCACCGATGCCATTACCAATAAGACGACCAGGCAGGCCAAGACCCTTGCCGTTACGACCACCAAGTAGAGATTTTTTACAGAGAAAAGATTTGCTTGATAAAATTACAGGTGATGTTTTAATGCCTGTTGAACGTAAACCATTTGTTCAAGAATTAAGGCCACCTCAACAGATTGGTACAACTCCCGAAGAAATAGCAGCATTAAAAGGTCCAGGTGCCACAGCACCACTATTGAAACTACCTAAACGTGCTCGAATACCTTTACAAGATTTTGGCTTTGGCCCAGGTATAAGACCAACAGAGATTCGTGGGCCAGATGGAAGAATTATTGGCCCAGCAGGCGTTACGCCTCCAGCGGAAGATACATTCATATATTTGGATGATATGGAAACAAGACCTGGTCCTGTCTTAAACATGGGTGGAAATGAAGTACAAAAACCAGCTGTTCCTATTATTGAACCCACTCCTACCATGCCAGCTGTAGAACCTACACAAACTACAAACATGCAACCAATAAATGTTTCTAATCAAGATCCTTTTGCTGCTAGCGTTACTCAAGTTGCGTCTGGCTTAGATCCTTTAACAGAACAATTATTATTTGGTATAGGTGGTGAGGGTGGATTTATACCTGGAGCTATGAGAGCTGCTGAAAAAGTTTTTTATGACGATCAAGGCAATCCTATAGTTATAGACGAACAAGTTGCTGGCTTTAGTCCAGATCAACTACAGGCCATGCAAATGCAAAGACAAGCATTAGGAATACAAAATCCATTCTTGATGGGTGCTGGTGAGGCTTTTGGAGCTGGTACGCAAGCACTTGAAGAAGGACTACAAAGAGGTAGGACTGCTGCAATCGGTGCCTTAGAGGCTACGAGAGGTGGTGTAGGATCATTACAAACTGGTTTAGGTGAGTCAGCTGATATATTAAGAGGCACTTTAGGTGGCTACGATCCAAGCATGACACAGCAGTTTTACGATCCGTTTGAAGATAGAGTGGTGCAACAAACCATTGAAGATATTATGGAGCAAGGCGCAAAGTCAGATATAGGCGCCAGAGCAAGTGACATAGCAAGAGGCGGTGAGTCAGCTTTTGGCTCTAGAGCGCGTTTAGGAGCCTCTGAGCGTCAAGAGGCGCTTGGTAGAGGTTTAGCCGAGGCTTTAAGTGGTATTCGCTCTAGAGGGTTCCAACAAGCTCAACAGACAGGTTTGGGTGAGTTTGCAAGACAAAAGGCCGCAGAGAGAGCTGCAAGCTCTGGTTTAGCTAGTTTGGCTGGTCAAGGCTTTGGTGGTTCACAAGCTCTTGCAGGCGCTTTGAGTGGCTTAGGACAAACAGAACAAGACATAGGACAACAAAGATACAGTGGACAATTCGGCCTTGGAACAAGTTTACAAGGTCTTGGAGCGCAAGCAGCAGGCGCATCTGCATCTGACATAGCTGCACTTTATGGCATGGGATCACAACAACAACAACAAACCCAGCAAATGTTAGATGCACAACGTAGAAACCTACAACAAAGACAAATGACACCGTTGCTACAATATCAAGCATTACAACCATTTGTAGGCATGGCACCAGCTGGACAGTTCCAAACAACCACACAATTTGCACCACCACCTAGCGCTATGCAAACTGGGTTATCAACAGGTTTGGCTGCATTTGGTGCACTGGGTAAATTATACGGAGGCTCACAGTGACAATAGGTAGAGCACAAATTGATGAATCTATTGACATGAAACTAGGTGGCGATCCTATTGCAGAGCAAAATAAAAGAATGGAAGAATTAGCGGCAGAACTTCGGGGTAGGGTTGAGGGTTTTGATTTTGACACAACGCAACAAGAGTATGTTGATAGACTTTCACAATTTGCACCGCAACCAGATAAATTTGACATTTTTGATTTAGCTACAAGTATCTCGCAAGGTTTGGCTGCTCAACAACAAGGTGCTGGACCAGATTCAATAGGACAAGGTTTAGCCATGGGATTTAATATAGCGTCAGCTGACATGCGTGAGAGAGATCGCTTGATGGAGCAAGCAAGACAAGAAATTGGATTACAAGCAGCTAAGTTAGCTATGAGTGATGAAAAGGCGGCGTCTGACTTTCTAGATAAAGCCTTGTTTGAATTAGCAAAACAATCTGGCACTGCTGCTGGTGCAAAAGATACAGCAGACATTTCTAATTATGAGTTTTATACATCTTTAGATGAAGAGGGTAAAAAAACGTGGAATAAAATGAAAAATCAAGATCCGCTAGCTTTGTTCGCTTTAGAGGAGGCAAAAAGAAAAGCTAGATCACCAGGAAGTTTAGATTTAACAGTTGGACAAAAAAAAGTAGATGAAGAATTTGGTAAAATTATGGCAGACTACGTCTTAAAAGGCGGCCCACAAATTAAAAGTAATTTAAAAAATCTAGAAGAAAAAATTGAAATACTAGAGGCAGGTGACCTTAATGTTTCTGGTCCTGCTATAGGTGTGTTGGGTGACGCTGCTATGGGTGCGTTTGCACCAGATGCCGCATCTTTTATAAGTGATATACGAGATATTGTGTTTCAGTCATTAAGAGAAAAATTAGGTGCTCAGTTTACAGAGAGAGAGGGCAATCGACTTGTTAATGCTGCTTTTAACCAATATCTTGATGAAAGCAGAAACGTAGCTAGGCTCAAAAGACTTTATGACACAATAGATCAAGCAGCTAGATCAAAAGAGGCAGCAATTGCTTATTACGAGGAAAAAGGGACGTTGCAAGGCTACACTGTACCAACATTAGATTTTCAAAGTATTATGAGTGGTCTTGTGCAAGAGTCTGACTTTGAGGGTATGACAGATGAAGAGCTCAAAGAATATTTTGCTAATGCGAGTGAAGATGAGCAAGAAATTATACTTGAAATGGTAAGAGCGCGAGAAGAACAGTGAGTTTGCTAGAAGAACTTGAGGCGATTCAAAAACCTACGCAAGAACAAGAAAAAGAAAGTCTTACAGGCAGTGAGGTTTTAACTGAGGCTGTAAAAAACCTACCATCTAGCGCAGTACAGTTGGCAAAAGATGTCACATATCCAATAAGACACCCAATAGAAACGGCACAATCTTTAACTTCACTTGGCAAAGGAATAGTAAAATTAATAATTCCAGGTGAGCCTACTACTTATGATGAAGATGAAGAGGCTGCAAAAGCAGTGGGCAAATTTTTTGCAGATCGTTATGGCTCATTTGATGCTTTCAAACAAACTTTTGCTACAGATCCACTTGGGGTAGCAAGTGATGTAGCGATCATATTTACTATGGGAGCTGGTGCGGCTGCTAAGGTGCCTGGTGTAGCAGGTAAAACCACTCAAACTATTTCTAAAGTAGGCACAGCTATTGATCCTGTATTGGGAGGTGCAAAACTGTTAGGCGCTACAGCTGTTGGAGCTGGTAAGCTGACAGCGCCATTAGTAGGTTTAACAACAGGTGCAGGTACAGATGCAATACAAGTAGCAGCAAGAGCAGGTGCCAGCAGTCCAGAAGTGCAAAAAATGTTTCTAGATAATCTGCGCGGCGATGTCGCTCCAGAGGAGATAGTACCAAAAGCAGTGCAAGCTCTTAAAGATAGACAAACAGCAACTAGAGGTAAATTCAAAAAAGATAAAAAAACACTAAAGTTGGAAACTACACCTGTAGATTTTTCTAAAATTACAGATGGAATAAAAACTTTTGAAAGCGGCACTAAATTCGAGGGCATGTCTGAGCTTTCTACAAAAGCACAAAAAAAACTAACAGACATTAAAAAGATTGTTGCACAATTTGAAAAGAACCCAAAACTACATAATGCCAAAGGTTTAGATATTTTAAAAAGACGGATTGATGCAGAATATCCTACAGGCCTAAATGTAGGTGATTCTGGTGTTGTTGTTACACAATTAAGAAATGTAGTCAAATCTAAAATATTAGATGAAGTGCCAGAATACGGCAGAGTAATGAAGGATTACGAAACAGCTATTAAACTAGAGAGACAATTCATGCAAGAACTATCAATCGGCAAAAATAAACAAGCAGGAACCACGTTGAGAAAGTTGCAATCAGCTTTAAGAAATAATGTAAATACATCCTATGGCAACCGACTTAACATGCTTGAAGATCTAGACCCTAGCTTGATAACTGAAATAGGTGGGCAAGCACTGAGCAGTATAACGCCTAGAGGGTTACAGGGTTTAAGTGCAAGTGGTGTCGCTGGTTATGGCGCTTTTGTAAATCCAACAATGTTGGCAGGATTGCCTTTTCAATCTCCTAGGTTGGTAGGTGAAACAGCTTTTAAAATAGGACAGCTACAAAAAAGTTTGAAACCGTTACAAGGGCAAACAGCATTAGATATAGCTAGAGGTCTGAGGCTTACTGGTGAGGTTATGAGAGCTGATGATATAGATAATGCAGAGTTACTAAAATTATTGTTAGACAATAGAACAGATAAGGAGCTTGATAACAAAGATGTAAATACTATTAAGGCAGAGGCATTAGAACTATCTAAAGAGTTTGATGAAAGTGAAGATGAAGAAACATTTGCAGAGGGTGGTGCTGTAATGGATGTAGAACCAAATATAGCAGAAAAAATACTACAAAAGGTTGAAATGACATTTGACTCAAATGTAATACAAAATTCAGAAATAACAGATCAAATTGTGCCCTTACAAAGAATATCGAATGATGCAGAAAGTTCTAAATATAATGACCAGGTGTTTGCAGAATTACAAAAATATGTAGACAGGTTACAAACAGAATTACAACAAAATAAAACAATACCTCTACAAAGATTTAAAAACATAGTAGATCGCACCATAGATAATGAAATTGATAGAGGTTTTGTTAATGATGATAAAGACATGCAGGAACAACTAACCTATGCACCAAAACTTTATGAATCGTATATTGGTTTGGAAGAAACAGATGAACCGTTTGAGATAGTTGAAAAAACTGCAAATAAAATGTTGGAAAGGGTCTTGAATAAAAAATTTAGCGGTGAAGAAACTGCTAATTTTTTACTAGCACATAACAAGTTTGCACCAAAAGATAGCGCACCTTTATTCATAGGTAAACTAGAGGCTACATTGCCACAAAAAAAATTTGATGCTCTAACAAAAACACTCAAAGATGCTATGAAGTTAAAGGTTTTTTCAGACAAAGGCACTTTGACAAAAAAATTAAATGAAAATAAACAGTTGTTTAATACTTTGTTTTCTAACCAAGAGTTAGATGATTTGAAGTCTTTTGAACAAATGGTTGTGCCAGAAGTTTCAAAACAACAAATAATGGATGAAAAACAAACTCCATTTTTAATTACATCTGCATTGGCTAAAAGTAATATGTTGGGTGAAAGTAACAATGCACAAAAGGACACATTACAAACAGCAAAGCAATTTTTAAGAGACATAAAACAACCCTTGGTTGAACAGGCAGAGACAATCGAAGAAATGCCAGGCAGTATGCAAACTATCTCAGAAAGTCCTATGGCTGTAGAGGAAACTGCACCTATGGATAACAACATGTTACAACAAGATTTATCAAATTTTGCTTTGCCAATATCTCAAGAGCCTGTCTTTGACATGCCACAGTCAGATCTGACACCACCAGAAATGCTGTCGTCGACAATATTGCCAAATGAAAAAGATCGTGAAATCGCAATGCGACAGATGGGTGGTCTTGGTTCTTTAGTCTAAAGATTCAGTGGCTTTTATAATCGCACCTTCAACTTCATAATCT